AGACTAACGCCGCTAACTCACCTTTAAGACTTGCACTAGGAATTTAAATATTATGGCTCTTCACTTCTCTACGTCTACAAATGATCATTTTACTATAGTTATAACGTGTGATACTGCTATTACTTTTGATGATGAAAGTAAAGCCAAGTACTTTAACACGGGTGATTTATCATTATTAGATATTAGTGAAGATGCCACTTATATTACATTAAAGCCCTTAGGCCCTCAAGAAAGAGAGCGCGCTGAAATACGCGCCGGCGCTTTTACTCGTAGTGAGCTGGGTAAGCTGCTATGGAGTGAGGCGCCATCTAATAAACATGAGCATGCAAGATGGCACCATTCTTTAACAGAGGATGAGCGTGAGGCTATCGCCAATTATGAAGCGTATATAAGTAGATCATATGTAGAATATGTAAGTGAGTCACTAGTAAGCATAAACAATGAGCCGGCTACTATAGACATGATTAATAATATTAGGCCGGAGTATATGCGTATTACTACTATTACTGAGATAGTGTTACATTTACAGCGGGTGAGCCTATTAGGTGATGTGGGAAAATAGCGCTTGCCTCTGCTATATGGATACCCTTTAGTAATAGTAGGGGCTGGGATTGTTCACAGTGTAAAAATAGCGACCTTAGGCGCTTGCGCGGTAACTGTGGTGGCTTGTTTAAAAAAGGATTGCCACAATCTTTAGAAGATGAGCAAGGGCTATATATGCCCGGCTATAGAGTAGCGCCTAACTCGGGTGAACCATATAGTGATTTAAAGATTAGATCATGCCCTATTAGTAACGCTAATAGATTAGCTTTAATAGTAAGTAACTACTCTAAAATAAAGAATGGTTTAATGTCATTTAGCCAAATATACTCACAACCTACATGTGCTATAGTTGAAAGCATAGAGATTTTAGATTACAATCATAATCAAATGATTTATAGAAAACAAAAGCAAGCGCTAGAAGAGGCTTAACTATGGCAAGTGGTGGCACTATTGAAATAGAAGTAGAGTTAAATGGCGCTCAAGATATAAAGGAGGGCTTAGGCTCAATCGGTACAGCTGGTAAGAGTCTAGCAGCTAGTATGGGCGTAGCTAATGAGAAGCTAGGTGAAGGGCTAGAGGGTGTGGGTGAGTCAGTATTTGGCTTAACAGATTCACTAGCAGAGCTTAAGCACGGTATGGGCGTAGTATCTCAAACAGGTATCAGAGGATTTACGGCATTACTAGGGCCTATCGGCATGGTAGTAACTGCGGGCTTTGCATTGTGGGAAACATTTAAAATGATTAGCGGCGCAGCTCAAGAGGCTGAAGAAAACGCGCAGGCAATGGCGGCGGCGGCTAGTGATCTACAAAGTAAATTAGAGGCGTTAAGTGAAAAGGGGGTACAGCCAAATATTAGCGATTTAAAAGAGTTTTCTAAAGTAACAATAGAAGCGCAATTCGCTAAAGATAAACTAGAGAAGGCACAAGAGAAGCTTACTAAAACTTTTCAAAAAGCTTATGATGCTGAGCAAAAAGTAAATAAACTACGTGAGCAAGCCGCTAAAGGGTTAAATGCTAGAGCTATTTTAAATGGTCAATTAAAAGAAGCTATAGAAGACTTAAATAAAGCTAGAAAAAAAGAAACGGATGAAATTAGTAAACTTTTAAAAAAACAAGTAGAGCTTAATAAAAAAATCAAATCAGGTGAAGAGCTCTATAAAAAGCATGAAGAGACTAGCCCAGAGTTTTTAAAAGCTAAGATATTAGAAAACATTGAGACTAGAAAAGCTATACAGCTTAAAGAAGCTGAAAATCACAATCTGGGCCTAGCTTTAGAGAATCGCAAAATAGAGATAGAACGTATAGCAGAGGTAGCCAAGGCAAGGGCTAAGGCTAATGAAGAGAATCAAAAGCAATTACTAATACAGAAAAAAGCTATAGATGCTGAGATTAAAAAAGTAGATAAAGTAGAGCTCGCAAATTTAACAGCTGAGAGAAAACGAGATGATTTAATAGTAGCGCGTGAACAAAAGGAAAAAGAGGCTAGAGCTAAAAGGCGTGATAATGCTTTTAAAGCAATGCGTGAAAAAGAAAATCAAATACAAAAAGAGAAGGCTTTAGCTTTGCGTGTATTCGCTGAGCAAGCGCGATTAAGACAGTTAAATATAGAAAGTGAAGATGATAGTATTAATAAGCAAATAAAGCTAGCTAAGCATAGATACGACACACAGCTTAAACTTGCTAAGAATAATTTAAACTTAGCTAGAATAGCGACATTAGAATATAATGCAGCGACTAAAGAGATTAGAACTAAGGAAGCGAGAGACGCGCTAGAAATAGATAAAGCCAAGATAGAACAAGCTAAAGCTTTTAGTAAAGAAACAGCATTGTTTAATGCTCAGCAAATACAGAATGACTTTGAACGTGAAAACGAACTATTAAGATTAAACTATGACAATAAGCTAGAGCAGGCAAAAGGTAATCAAGAGCAAATCACAGAGCTAAATAGGCGTTATGGAATAGAGCGCCAAAAGCTCACAGCTAATGAGGCGGCTAAATCCTCACAAAAAGTAGAATCATTCTTTTCTAGCTTAGGGCGTGGAATGGCTCAAGTAGCTGTCAATAGTATTTTAATGGGTAAATCATTTAAAGAAGCTACAGGTCAATTACTACTATCACTAGCACAACAAGCCGGTGTAGAAGCTCTGATGGAAACGGCCCGCGGTATCGCTAAGCTATCTAATCCGATAACGGCGCCCCTGGCGGCGGCTAACTTTAAAGCGGCTAGCATGTTTACAGCGGCGGCAGTGGCGGCAGGTGTCGCAGGTTCGGCGCTCGGTGGTGGTGGTGGTGGTGGTGGTGGTGGTGGTGGTGGCGCTTCACCGATGGGAAGCCCTTTGAGCTCTACAGCACCAGAGCGACAAGAGGCCACTAGCTCTAGTATGGTTTTTAACATTAACTTTAGTGGCGCTGTAGTCTATGATACTAAGAAAGCGGCAGAAATGGCGTTGGCAGATAGAATTACTAATGTTATGAATACACAGCGCAGAGGCGCGCCGCGTAGGAGGTCTTAAAATGAACCCATCACCAGCGCCAGACTTTGCGCTTCTAAGTACTGTGGATATTACTGCTTTTAACGGTGATCTATTTACAAGGTCTAACTCAGTAAACGCTACTTTATTTACTACTAAAATCTATGAAGATATGATTACTTTCTTAAACGGTCGCGGCATGTCCTCTGGCTTAGATTTATCAGCTCAGCTTCTTAGCTCTTCTAGCTTTGGCACGAATTGGTATATCGGTATTAATGCTAATGATAAAGTAGAGCTTAGCAGCTCACGCGCTTTTAGAATTAAATTTAATGCATCATCATCATTAGTAGGCTTATCAGATGTTTTAGGTATTGGCACTAGCTTTGTATTATATTCTAGCTCAGCAACTATAGGAGGAAGTCCTCTTTTACCGTTCGCAGTGACTGCGCCTAATGACTGGCTGAGAGGTGAAATTATTAGTCTGAGCTATGTCATAGAGGAAGTAGGAGGCGGGGCTAGCTTTACATGGAATTTTTCGGGTGGCGCGCAAGATTTAATAGTTGCATGTAGAGCGCGTGGTAACAGTGATATAGATGATAGTATAGAGTGTTTAGAGGCTGAGGATTTATTAAAGCATAGTAATGATATTAGATGGATTTTAGATAATAGCGGGCATGTTAAATGCTCTTATGTGGGTGTGTCTAATATCACATGGGATAATGATGATTTTAGGAATAGATTAGGATTCACAGGTAATGAGACTATAGAGACTATTAATTTATATTCTGTGATTACGGCAGCCCATCCATGCCCAGGCGTGTTAAAGCCTACACGTCCTTATCAATCATCTCACATATCCATAAAAAACATTAGTCAGGCTAGGCGTAAAATAAGCGGTGGGTATACTGCTAACTATGTGGGTACATATATAACCACTAATCTAATCTATGATTTAGATGCGAGGTTAGATACTGTAGATCTTTATAGACATTTTACTAATAAGTTTATTAACTTTATTAGTGAAGGTGAGAGAATTAATTTTTATCAAGTGTGGGGTGATTCGAGACGCACACTAACTACAGAAGATACTAACGCAGATCAAGCGGCACATGATTTAATATTTACTTCATCTCGTAACGGATATGAAGGACGTATTAGAGCTAGTCTTATCACTAAAGATTATGATTTAATATACCCTTTAGCACTGCGCCGCCGTGTGCCTGTTAGAATGAAATTAGAGCACTTATGAGTAATAGCTATAATACTAATACTATACTTGCTGATACATCTTCAGTAGTGGCCGGACGTGCTATAGAATTCAATACACCACAGCGGATAGCTAATGCTAATAATTATGCATGGGCCGCGGGTGCTACTCATAATGTTTTAAGTCAGGCTTACGCTGATCAGACTTTTATACAAGATAGCGCTTCATTAGTAGAAATGGCTGAATGGCGTATACCTTTAGTTTCATTAGAGCATGATACGCTAGAGATTATAGTAAATTATAAAATACATGGTACTGCCGTAGGATTGACTTCTAATATTAAGTTTACACTAAAGACAGATACTAGCACGGCCACCACTACTATTAATCTGCCTAACTCTAGCAATGGTATTGCTAATAATACTTTAAGCATTTCAATGCCTAGCCCTAGCGTTACTCAAGTATATTACGCCACTTTAACAGCTCAAGTGCAGGCCGATAATCCTAATAATTCAGAGGTAGAAATTAAGAGTATCGTAGCAAGATGGCAGCCTTTAGCTTCACCGATCGGCACCGGCTCATTATATCAGTATGATGTAAGCTCTATTTTTTATGGTAAAGGTACCACGCGCACAGGCGCTAATCAGTCATTTACTTCTAGATTCGCTCATCAAGTAATAGATAATATTACATTGCTTAGACAACGTTTAAAAAGCTATCTTACTTGGTCGCCTGTTTATAATGCATCATCATCATTATTTAGTAGTGCTCAAGATGCTGCCGCGCCTGAAGTCTTTTTAAGCGTTGGGCATATAGATACTTTAATTAGTCAAGCGCTTATTAGTCATGGTTTCGATAGCATGACTAATAGAAAGCTAGAGCTACATGTTAGGTACATAAAAAGCACGGTAGCTAAAAGCTTTGATTTTTTTAATAATAATATATCACTAGCAACGGGCACAGGCGGTTCTGTAGCGTGGGCTCAGTACACACTAGAGGTAGATTATCAAGCCGGCTCCAATGCCGGTGATACTAATTTATCTTATTATACAGCTAAGCTTAATAATACTAATAATAATCTAGAGTCTTTAGCTAGTCTTAACAATATGCCGCTAGTGCGTTATCCTAATACTACTAGCTCGACCACATGGGGCTTAGTCATAGGCTTAAGCTTAATAGGTGTATAATGTTAATTCAAAGCTCTTTTAATCCTCTACCAAATAAGCAAGCGTGTAATAACGGCGCAGTATTAATGGGCTCTTCAGTAGCTAGCATGTGCGCCGCGTTCTCACAGCTAACACATGTGAAGTTTTTAGGGCATGCTAATTTTCCTATTATGCGTAGTACGTATTTACCTTTTGGCACTATTCCTAATCCGGGCGCCTTAATCTCATCTACAATAGGTAGTATTAATAAAGGACACACAGAAGCTCACAAACTATTTTATGCTACTACTTCAGTTAGCCAGTATTTATGCGCCATTGTAACTTATGAAAGCGGCGCTAGTGATGAGGACTCTTCTAGTAATCTTTTTTCACCTGTTATAGAGATTAATGTAAAAGCTCTTAATGATAGTGGTAGCGGCTATACGGAAGTAGCTACCGCCGATTATGGCATTAGATTAGATAGCACTAATTCAATATTATTAAGCACAGGGTCTAGAGCTAATACACACTATGTAGAAACCGGCATTAATATACCAGCCATCATCCCTACAAACACTAGTCCAGTATCACCACGCCCGCTATATATACCACTCACCGCGGGTGGCTATAACGTGAGAGGTAATCTAGTAGCTATTAATATAGATGCTGAAGATTGTAAAGTTAGACATATCACTATTTTAGATATATATACACCAGAGGTGGCCACATGATAACCAGCGATTTAGGGCGCCGTGTATTCTGTCTTGAAGTAGCGGGCTTAAGATATCGATATCATAGTATCACGCCACCAACTAGCACGAACCTAGATACTACTATAGCAATGGGCATAAGCTATACGGATGTTCAGTCTATAATCTCAGTGGGCGCTTTTAATAGCTCGATTGATCCGAGCGGCGGCTTAGCTTCTTACTCGCCTTTATCTATTGAATTATCTATTTTAAAAGATGGCTCTACTAGTGATCCTGGCATAGTATTCGGTAGAGTGGGCCGGCGCTCTTCTAGCGTTACTCAAGCTAATTTAGATGAGGGTCTTAATTTTGACGCGCTGCCACGAACTATAAATATAGATGATGATCTATCTAGTCTAGCCGTGCCTGTGTTAGTACACATCGGCAGTGAAACATTTAGAGCTAGTGCCTTTACATCTACTACAGTTACACTAGATGAGCGCGCCTTAGGCGGTAGTGAATATCAAACACATGCTATTAGCTTGCAAGGGTCTAGCGTGCCTGTGCTTAGTACAGAGATAACTATTTTTAGGGGTCGTAGATGTAAGCTGTTTGTAGCATATCAAGACAGCTCAGGTAATGTTAGTGATTATGAATGCATCATTAATGGTTTTATAGAATCATCACCTAGCGTAGAAGATAGTAGTAGTATAAACGTTAGCATTTTACCGCTTGTTAGTTTACTTGATAGTGAGCTAGCAGATAGCAAAAAAGGTATATCTCACTTATTGCAAGGATTCCATTTTTTTAATAACCGCTCTAATATACTAGAGTACGGCTCGGCATGGGGCCGTGACTATGGCATGACTTTAAGTAACCCGGTTGCGCTAAGTGCAACTCAAACCACAATAGATGTGGTATCGCCGGGTTATTATCTTAGTGAAATATTTGATGACACTAGATCAAAGGGCCACGGCTTTACTTATCCTCATCCTAGATATCCTTTAATGTATGTCGGTGTTTATCGAGTATATCCCATTGCTTTTAGTTTCTCAGCTGCGGGCCTAAATGTTATCACTATAGATCACTCTATTAGTGGCTCAGCGCCTCAGGCGAATGTCATTAGTGAAATTCTTCTCAGGAATCGTGGGAGCAATGGATTTATAATTAAAAGAGGTGAAGTTAAGCGCGTAACCGTAGGCACTAATGAATTAAAAATATGGCCTGAGTGTATAAATGATGCTTTGTTCAATCAAGTATCTACTACTACACATACGGGCACCACGGGCGCTAATCATGCAATTAGCATTAACGGCAGCTTATCAAATACTACTTTGAGAGTAACGCCTTTAGCAGATCAGCGCGGCATATTCGGAGGGCACCGTGGCAAGGTGCACCTATGGTATAGCTCGTACTGGTATCAAGATAGCTCTAACTATCATTATGCGTACTGGCCAAATGACAATACAGAAAATACAAGCCCGCTAAGCAATGAGCTAAGATTATTTTATCCTTTGGACTATTGGGATAATACTGATAATCCTAAGCCTAATTATGCAAGTAGATCTAATTTAATACGTACAATCAAGCTTGATAATACACGCAATGAAAGCACAGAAATAAGTATTAATGTAGCGCGTGCCTATCACCAAGCTAACGAGAATAGTATATTAATTAAGGACGCGCTAGGGCTACCTAATACGCCAACATCCTATGTTTTTTATGGAGTACAAATACAGACGTATGATTACTTTCAAAAGAGAAACAAGACTTTATATTATGAAGCTACACATGAAGAGGCTATTAATTATGGCGGTAGTAATGTAGGCTATTTATTACATTTAAGCAGCTCTTCTTATAATGTGAGAAATGGACATTTTGGTGACTGGCAAAATCAAGAAAGATCTCAAGTAACGCGCGGTGTATTAGCTTATGAAGTTACACCAGGTGAGATTATGCTTAAGATCTTACAAAGCGGCGGCGGTGGCAATAATGGAGACTATGATAATCTTGGTGTAGGCTTATCTATTCATGAATCTAATATAGATGTAAATTCATTTCTAACGAACGGCACTAGCACTATAGCAGCTTTAAACAGTAACTTTTCTATAGATGATTTTAATCCACGTGACTTTATAGATAGTTTACTAAAGTCCTTGGGTTGTATTATTACAATGAAGCGCACGGCGGGCGGCGTGCCTAAAATAACTTTACAGCCGCTAGCATCTGAGAATCAAAGATTTATAAGCGCTACTATTAATGCGAGTGACTGGCTAACTAATCCTGTGCCTACTTGGTCAGTTTATGAAGATATTGTAACACAAGTAGAAATAAAATATGGATGGGATAATGATGATAACGAATTTAAAGATAATGTAACTTATAATAATCAAGCCGCTATCAATAGATACGGTGGTGAGAAGTCTAAAATAACTTTAGAATTGTACGGCATCAATATAGAAAATATCGGCGCGGGCGCTGGTGATGCTTATAACTACTTTCTACCTATAGTAGCTAGAGTATTTAATATATTAAGCGATCCATTGAGGCTATGGAGTGGTGACATAGGCACGGGCAAATCTATTTATTTAGATGTGGGTACATATGTAAAATGTAGCTCACCACATCTAAAAGGATTATCAGATAGCTACGGCGTTACGGATGAGATCGGCATGATTAAATCTATTACTCAAGAGCTTATGAGTGAGGGCTGCAAACTCGAGATTATTAAAAGTGGTATTACGAGCGTCAATTGGAACAGTACTTTAAAAGTAACGTTCGTTACATCTACCACCGCGCTTACAGTGTCTACGAATACATTTAGTAATGATGATTTAGGCTTCTTTGGCGTTGGTGATTATGTGGATTTTTTGCCATTCGGAAATGAAGACAGTAGTATTAATGGCTTAAAAATCTCTAGTATTGCGGGCTCACTTGTTACATTTTCAAGCGCTCATAGTGTTACTACACTAGGCACACTCGAGCCATCAAGTTACGCTATAGCTACTAGTAATCACAAGTCAGATGCATATTTAGCTAGCGCCGGAACTCTAGGCACATCTGATAAAGCACAGGAGTATAATTAATTGAAAAACCCTACTAAAACAGAATTGATAAAAAGAGTATCTAATTTAGAAGATGATGCAAGAAAACTAAAGAGAAGCATTAAGCATATGCTTTTAGATTTAACGCCGTTTAACTACGTAGATAAATCTCTAGACCACACATCTAAGCCGCATCAAAACGCGATAGACGTTATTAGTAGAGCGCAAAATGAATGGGCTAAGAATGTTACTGAGCCAGAGCTAGGCGGTGATTTTGAAAGAATAAATCTATATATAAAATCTAGAGAAGGTGCAGGCTGGACTTGGGAAAAAGATTATACTGAAAATGGCCAGCTCGCATGGTGCGGTTTTTTCGCGGCATTTTGCTATACTAAAGCTAAGTTTAATATACGTAAAAAAATATTCCCATCTTGTTATAGAATGTGTAATGCCTGGTCAGGCACTACTAGAAAAGTGGCTACTATATTGCCTAGTGATATAGTAGTGGTTTTTACATCTAAAGATAAAACGCCACACTACGGCAATCATATAACTATAGCTTTAAGCTCACCTAATGAGAATGGTGATTTTGATACTATAGAAGGTAACGCTAAAGGGTATGGGCCTAATGATGATTATAGAGAGGGCGTATCTAAGCGCACAAGAAACCTAGAAGATGTGGCGCATATTTATAGATTAAGTCATGAGGATTATGATGAGTAATATTATTAAATCACTAGGAGGCCGCAAGTCTTCTATGTTTATCTTAACATTGTTAGCCAGTGTTTTACTTGCTATATTTAATAAAGCTAATACAGAAATCTTAGGGCTAATAGATACGCTCTATTTAGTATATGCTGGTGCTAATGTATCAGCTAAAAAAAAAGGAGTGAGTAAAGATGAGTAATAAATATTTAGTTAATAATCCGGCTAGCACTGGTCAGTTTTTCGCGGCGTATGATGCTACATCTCAAAGCGACACGGACTGGCACACATTAACAAGTGATAGCTTTTATGATACCACTACAGGCACACAGCTAGACGCTGGCCTTAAATTTGCTTTTGTGGGTGTCGCTAGCAGTAATACAAGTTCTAAGATGTTTATTAAATTGAGAGCGGCGGCGGGCGCTGGTGATGGCGTTACTAATAGTGATGGCGTGATCCCTGTATTAGCCACTTTTAATGTAGATAGTCAAGTGTTAGCTAATTCTAGTATCTCTAGCATTGCTTATAAAAAAGCCGTGGCCGGTGATATTGTTACTTTATACTGTGGCTTCAATAGATAGGAGGCTATATGTCTATTAATTTTGATACATTTAGAAACGCCGCCGCGAGCTCAGGCGGGCTAAATTATAAAGGCCCATACAACGCCACCACTAATAGCCCAGTCTTAACTAGTTCTCTTAAAGATGATTACTATAAAGTAGATGGCGCAGGCACATTGGCGGGCGTTGCTCTTAATGTTAATGATATAATCTTGTTTAATCAAAATGCATCTAGCCCCATCACTAGTGCTATGTTTGATAAGTTCGATAATACTGATCAAGTGACTAGTGTAAACACTCAGACCGGCGCAGTAGTATTAGATAGTGATGATGTGAGTGAAGGATCTAGTAATCTGTATTATACTAATGCTAGATTCGATACTCAGCTAGCTACAAAAGATACAAGTAATCTAACAGAAGGCAGTAATCTATATTATACTAATGCTAGATTCGATACTCAGCTAGCTACTAAAGATAGTGATGATGTAACAGAAGGATCTAGTAATCTGTATTATACTAATGCTAGATTCGATACTCAGCTAGCTACTAAAGATACTGACAATCTAACAGAAGGATCCAGTAATCTATATTATACGAACGCTAGATTCGATACTCAGCTAGCTACTAAAGACACTAGCAATCTAACAGAAGGTACTAATCTATATCATACTAATGCTCGAGTAGATGCTCGAATAGCACTAGCTAACGCTAATGATTTAAATGATGTAAGCTACACAGCAGGTGCGCCGATCGATGGCCAAGTACTGACTTATGTACATGCTAATAATCAGTGGGAAGCGGCGGCGGCTAGTGGTGGTATCTCATCAGTTAATGGCGACACAGGGCCAACGGTAGTACTAGATAGTGATGATGTAGCAGAAGGATCTAGTAATTTATATTATACGAATGCTAGATTCGATACACAGTTAGCTACTAAAGACACTAGCAATCTAACAGAAGGTACTAATCTATATTATACGAACGCTAGATTCGATACTCAGCTAGCTACTAAGAGTACTACTAATGTAGCTGAAGGAACTAACTTATATCATACTAATGCTAGAGTAGACGCTCGAATAGCACTAGCTAACGCTAATGATTTAAATGATGTAAGCTATACAGCTGGCGTAGGAATTAATGGGCAAGTACTGACTTATGTACATGCTAATAATCGCTGGGAAGCGGTGGCGGCCAGTGGTGGTGGTATCTCATCAGTTAATGGCGACACAGGGCCAACGGTAGTATTAGATAGTGATGATGTAGCAGAGGGGTCTAGTAATCTATATTATACGAATGCTAGATTCGATACTCAGCTAGCTACTAAGAGTACTACTAATGTAACAGAAGGTACTAATCTTTATTATACGAATGCTAGATTCGATACTCAGCTAGCTACTAAGAGTACTACTAATGTAACAGAAGGTACTAATCTTTATTATACGAATGCTAGATTCGATACTCAGCTAGCTACTAAGAGTACTACTAATGTAGCAGAGGGTACTAATCTTTATCATACGAACGCTCGAGTAGATGCGCGTATAGCACTAGCTAACGCTAATGATTTAAATGATGTAAGCTATACAGCGGGCGTAGGAATCGATGGGCAAGTACTTACTTATGTACATGCTAATAATCGCTGGGAAGCAGCGGCGGCGGCCAGTGGTGGTGGTATCTCATCAGTTAATGGCGATACTGGTCCTACAGTAGTATTAGATAGTGATGATGTAAGTGAAGGATCTAGTAATCTATATTATACGAATGCTAGATTCGATACTCAGCTAGCTACTAAGAGTACTACTAATGTAACAGAAGGTACTAATCTTTATTATACGAATGCTAGATTCGATACTCAGCTAGCTACTAAGAGTACTACTAATGTAGCTGAAGGAACTAATCTTTATCATACGAACGCTCGAGTAGATGCGCGTATAGCGTTAGCTAATGCTAATGATTTAAATGATGTAAGCTACACAGCAGGTGCGCCGATTGATGGCCAAGTACTGACTTATGTACATGCTAATAATAGATGGGAAGCGGCCGCGGCTAGTGGCGGCGGTGGTGGTTTTACTTATGATGGCTCAAAGGGGGCGGCATCTTTTACAGCTGTATTAAGCTATCACTATGCAGTTAATACAAGCGGCGCAAGTGGAAATATTACTATGACTTTACCAGCCGCCGCGAGCGGTGGTAGTGAGATCAGAATTAAATTACTAGATGCTACTCATAATGTTATTGTAGCGCCGGCTACAGGTGAGAAATTAGATACTGTAATCAATGGCACTACTACTCTAAGCGCCGCGAATCAATCTATTACGCTAGTAGATAACGGCACCGACGGATGGGAGATAGTTTAAATGTCACATAATAAAATTAAAGTTGCAGGTCAAGAACCCAATGCGAGTGGTGATATTACGTTATCACTTGATAATTTAAGCGATGTTAATACAGCGGGTGTACAAGCAAATCAAACATTGATTTATAACGGTTCATCATATGTTGCAGGCAATAAAGAAGGTGTTTTAGGGGTTGTTTTTCTAACTTCAAATAATACAAGTTCTAATTATCCTCAAACTCTCAATGCTACCAATAATGTATATTGGTATGCACCGACACCGATCAACACGATTATAGGGGCGTCATTGTTAGATAGTGACTCACTAGGTTCAAATTGGTATGATGGTGTAACATTACCTGCGGGTGATTATATTATACAGTGTTCGTTGCACGGTGATTTTACAGGGTCAACGGGACAATGTAAGTTTGTATTAAAAGCGGGATTAACGGAGATAGGTTGTATAGCAGAAAGTGCCGATCCATCAAATAATTCAGAGTATCCTAACGATGCTTCAGCATACTTTTCTAGTGGTTCATCTTTTGATTTAACAGCAGATATGCTAACATTGACAGCAGCAAATAGCACAACAACAGATTTGCAAGCAAAGCGCGGATACTTGTACATCTGGAAAGTGTCTTAACAAATGAGTCATAATAAGATCACTGTAAGCAGTCAAACACAAACATCGGCGGGAGATATCTCACTAAGCACAAGTAACTTATCTGATGTTGCTTACTCATCATTATCATCAAATGATTTGATTGAGTACAACGGCTCATCTTATGAGAATGTAGCAAAAGCAAGCACGTTATTAGTTGCTCAATCTCTTTTTGCAAACAACAACAAAGACGCGGATGGGATTTTAATATTCACTTTTGTTTTTACTGATTCAACATCAAATGATAATACAGCAAACTCATTGTTTGTGGATGCTACAAATACGGGATATGGGATCGCACTTATCACAGGATCATTAGCAACAAGTCAAGTATCGCCAGCAGGTCTGCAAATTGGCGGAAGCGGTAAGAGGTTTTATTCTAAGTATGAAGTGCCAACTGGACAATATTTATTAATAGCTTCGACAAGAGGTTTCTTTCAAGATAGTACAGGAAATTCCTTAATGGCTTGGATGGATGAGAATTATAATGTGCTTGGAAACGCTGTTGAAATACTGCCGGCCAGTGGTGGACAAAGAGGCAGTAAAAAAATGTTTGGATATATCAACACTAATGTAGATATTTATGTCCATCTCGGTTTCATCTCAACATTAAAACACGCACGAGCGAGACATTCGAACGGAACAACGGTTCAAATTTTAAGAATAGGAGATTATCAATCATGATTTATTATACATATGAAGCAAGTGAAACATGTGTTGTTGGTCAATTTGTACAGCTATCAACAGACACAAGCAAAGTTGAAAAACATGCCAGCGGGTTCGTGCTCGGTTTGTGTCGACGTATTTATGACAATCAAGACAACACTATTAAATATTGTGAAGTCTACGTTGCAGGCGGGGGCGGTCAACAAGCGATTCTCAACTCAGATTGGGATGGAACACCGTCTCGATTTGATGTTGTACAATCAAAAGTTCAGACAGTTTCTTCTGGCGGAATAGGGTGGATTATTCCAAACTTTCCGCCGTCTTCTGTGTTAGCTGATCAACTTGTTTATATTTCAATCTATTAGTAACAATTATTAAAAGCCCGCTCTTTGCAGATTGCTTTTAATGCTTTGACGCGCTCGAGCAATTCGAGATTTTACAGCTGATCTAGATAAGTGTGTATGAGCTTGTATTTGTGATAAGTCTAATCCTTGCAACCATAATTTTAAAACGCTCTTATAAGGATAATCCAGGCAATCAACCGCTTCTTTTATATGTTGTATATATTCTTTATTTAAATAAATTGCTTCAGGCTGATTATGACTTAAGCAACGATCTATTATTATGTCTTGATTTAAAGCATGTCTATCATTTGAGCTATGTTGCTTATGGCGCTTTCTATATCTCTCAAAGATTTGATAGGTACATATTTGATACATCCAGGAGCTAAAGCGGGCCTCTTTTCGAAAAGTATATAATTTACTATATGCCTTTAATAATGTGTCTTGTAAAATATCGTCAGCCTCTACCTCATGCCCTAAAGCTCTTAAGGCCCTAGCGTAAATTTTAGGTGATAAAGGCTTAGTTAAGATGTTAAAAGCTTTATGATCTTTTTGAAGAGCTAAATCAATTAATTCAGATTGACTAAGTATTTTATAGTTAGGTGGATTTAATCTAGTTTTTTGGTTCATAGTGTATAATTATTATCTTGTTTTTTTATTATTTAATGATGCTATATGCTGTAGCTGTTAAAGCTATAGATCCTAATCCGATGGCGGCATATTTTAATAAAGTGTTACTTTTAGCAAGTGACTTAATTTTATCTTTTTTATTCACTAGATCAAACTGTAAAGTTGCAATCATATCTTTATAGTATTTGGGATTAGAATCACAAGTACTATAACATGTATCAAGCTGATATTGACAGATACTAATACTATCTTTAATAGCTGTTTTACAATCATCATTCTTAGACTCTACAAGTGTTTTTAATAATATAAAATCACTTGGTTTAAATGCTAAATAATCTTGATCAACTTTAGTGTTTGTAACTAATACAGTGCTTTTTATAACTTGATTAGATGATACCTGGATTCCTGTGATTAAAGAGCTAAGTAGAAAAAAAGGCATTAATATAATATTCATTTTATAGAACCACACTTGATATCTGTTAAAAGTATCTTATAGTTATTTAAAGCATCTCTTACTTTATCACTACATATTTTATCACATGTATCTATTTTACACTCTGCATTACATTTAATTAAATCGCTAGTGCATGTTTTTTGTTGATCTGCTTTATCTATTTTACACTGATCTACTATCATTAAAGTATCTTTACATTGAATCTCTGGCGGTATAAATCCATCTTTTACACCGACATAATACGCGCCTAAAGTTAATATAAAAAAAATCAAAAGAGCTAGTAAATATATTTTGTTTTTTGATAATGGTATAGTAAATAAATCCGGCATGAGAAATCCTTAGAGCAAGAGAGTAGAAAAAATGGATTATAATATTTTAGCTAGTGTAATAAGTATTGTGGGCGTTATATTTGCATACTTTTCTTTTATGAAAGATAAATTAAGCAACGCTGAAGAGCTCGGCAAGTTAAAGCAAAAAGTAACATCTTTACAAGAGCAAGCCAGGGCTAACGAGTCACGCTTTCAAACTATAGAGAATAAGCTAGATTTAATACAGCAATCTTTAACTAGATTAGAAACATTATTGCAGAGGGATTAATTTAAATGCAAAATAAGATTTTAGGGCGTGTATCATTTGCAGCGCAATATGCTAAAGAAACAAAGGGCGGGCGTGAATCATGGGTGCAAGCTGTAGACAGAGTTAAAGCTATGCATATGCATAAATTTAAACATGATGAAGAGGCTATGGAGGCTATCGAGTGGGCGTTTAATTTTGTTTATGAAAAGAAAGTATTTGCTTCTCAGCGTTCTATGCAGTTTGGCGGGCGTGCTATTATAAGAAATAATATGAGGATTTATAATTGTACATATTCAGCATGTAATAGAATTAGATTTTTTGCAGAGGCGTTCTGGTTGTTACTTAGCGGGTGTGGTACGGGCTTTAGCGTTCGCAAAATTCATATTAAACAATTACCTCTTTTAATATCTGAGAATACATTAAATAAAAGATTAAGTACTTTGTATATAATTCCGGATAATATAGAGGGCTGGGCTAATGCTGTTAATGCTTTAATAGAAAGCTATTGTTTAAGCTCTTATTATGATAATACGCAAGATAAAGAGATCAGCTTTGATTACTCTAAGTTAAGAGCCAAGGGCGCTAAGATATCAAGCGGCGGCAGGTCGCCAGGTTATAAGCCACTCGAGCTAGCATTAGAAAAAATACGCGCTCGTTTAAAGATGATGGTAAAGCGAGATAGGAAGTTTAAATCTATTGATTGCTTTGATATTACAATGTTCTTAAGTGAAGCCGTTCTAAGTGGTGGCGTTAGGAGATCCGCCTCCATTGCTATATTTGATAATGATGACAGAGAGATGATTAATGCAAAACAAGGCGAGTGGTGGAAAGATGAGCCACAGAGGGCTTATGCTAATATTAGCGCAGGCATTAAAGCAGATGGTACAGAGGATGAGGATACTACTAAGGGCATTTTAAATAGTGCTAAGCAATGGGGTGAGCCAGGCATAGCATTTTTTAAATCTAATCACCATGGTACTAACCCTTGCGCCGAGATCGGGCTACTGGGCACTTGCATAAAAGATGGCTTAGGTAATGCTATAGATTATATTACTATAGATATGTTAGAGAATATGGAGCACTACCAAAAAAGTAAGGGCTATACATATTACGAGGGCTGGCAAGCATGCAATTTAACTGAAATTAACATGGCTAAGAATCATACTAAAGATGAGTTTTTAGACGCGTGTAAAGCTGCAAGTATTATAGGCACATTGCAAGCCAGCTATAATGATACTGGATATTTAAATTATACATCACATAGAATACTAGCATTAGAAAGTTTAATCGGCGTTAGCTTGACTGGCATGTGTGAGAATAAACTTTCTTTTGATGCTCAGACGTTGCAAGATGGGGCCGCCATGGTTAATGCTATGAATGCTAAATACTGTGATGAGTTTAGAGTCAATCGAGCCTCTCGCACTACATGCATTAAACCAAGTGGAAACACTAGCACTATAGCGGGCGGCATCTCGGCGGGCATACATCCACATCATGCTAAGCATTACATTAGGCGTATGCGTTTAAGTAAAGTAAATCCTATTTGGAATGAGCTATTTATTAAAGTGCCTGCCGCTTGTGTGGACTTAGATGAGAATACAGGTATTGTGCAGTTCGCATGCTCAGCGCCAGAAGGTGCTATTACTAGAGAAGATGATACAGCCCTCGAGCATCTCGAGCGCGTTAAGCTAGTCTATGAAAATTGGATTAAGCCAGGTAGCGCCCATAGTAGAGTAGAGGGATTAACGCATAATGTATCTAACACATGTACTATTAAGCCGAACGAATGGAGCAATGTAGCGCAGTACATATGGGATAATAGAGAATCACTGAGAGGCGTAGCACTGCTAAGCTATGTAGGTGATCACATGTATGATATGGCGCCATACCAAACAGTAATAGCTGGCACTGATTCGGCTGAGCTATGGCTAGACCTATCTTTGATAGACTGGTCTAAGGTAGACTTAAATAAACGCGGTGAAGGTGAAAGCCCAGTATTAGAGCCTGCTTGTAGTAGTGGCAAGTGTGAAATAGAATTCTAACGGATGAGCTTTTATTATTGTATTATTAGCACTCACCCGCGGGCTAATATCTTACTGGCTTTAGTGCTAAAGCACAGGCGCCCATAATCTAATAAAAAGGATTAAATTAAATTATGTACCAAAGGAGCCTATACTCAGTAAGCGCATATCATTGCCGTGATATGCCATAACATCTAATGACATATTATAATTACCATCACTGCAAATTAATGTCAATTAATTTAATTTAAAATGGTGCGTTGTCATCTTTATCATTAGTATTATTAGCCGGTGGTTTAGATGGGTATGGCACGCGCTCACCTTCCACGCTCGCATAAATAATCTCATCTCTTAGCTTTTCATCTTTAATCATAGACTCGGCTAATTCATCTGGGCTATAGCTTTGGCCGATGATCTCAGGATATGCAACTCTAAGCAAAGCAGTTAAGCAGCGTTTATGTAACATGTTTTTAGTCATGTTTTTCCATGCTCTTTGATTTAATAGTCCTCTTTGCTTAGCATCTTCAGTAGTAAAAGTCCATGTATGCTCAAAGTCGAACTCAAGCTCATCTTTGCGTTTAGTAGCAATAGTACACACATCATTAGTTAGTTCCATGATGCGAATATAAGCACAAATTTTAACACCGTTATGATCTCTATATCTTCTCACTACTCCGGCCATTGCATCTGCATTAAGCGCGGGCTTGCCGCTAATTACATAAGTATTAGCGAGTGTTACAGCTACATTATTATCGAATAAATGGCCGAATGTAAGAAAAGCTTTTACGTTATCATTCATGTCCTGAGGATTTTTAGAAAGATTTTGTATTACTGTTAATGTATTTGGATTTAGCATGTGTGTATCCTTATCTATAGTATGTGTGTATAATGTGTTTAATTTGCTCATCACTGGCGCCGCGCACTAGCTCTGAGTAAAGGTTTATTAATTTAGCAAAATCTCTGGGATCTAAGCAAAGCTCATTAGCCGGAAACTCACCAATGGCAAATAAATAATCATCTGCCATTTTTTCAATAGATGCTTTATTAAGCTTACCCATATTTATTAAATATTGGATATCTTCATCATGATTAGCTTCTATGCTTTGCATAGTCTTAAGTATTGCTAGCACTGTATCATGATTAATTTGCTTAGAGTACTTGCTAATCTTTATGGGTTTAGATTGTCTAGGTAAGTTTATAATAGCTAAAGCTAGTAGTGTTACAATGAATAAAACCAACATGTTACACCTCCTTATATTCTAGTTTATCGTGGTTTATTAATGCTACTAGCTCTTCATGGTAAAGCTCTAGTTCATTGCCCTTAGTGCTTACTAGCCAGTATGAGTAGGCATAAGATACAGGCGCTTTAAAGTTCTTAATTTCATACTCATCTATAGAGCTAATCATAAATACTTGGTTATCTTTACATTGAGTATCTATAAACAGATCACCAAATTTATATAAGTCTGGTCTAATCATTGGATTCATCCTCAAAAAAATCTTGAATGCTATACTTAACGCCGGTTAGTATATACATAGAATCTATAATTTGTTTAACAGTGCCTAGCTTTAGGCCATGAGCTCCACTAATTCTATTAGACAAAGCACTAGAGCTAAGCCCCATACAATCTGCTAAATCTTTCATGGTTTTATTAGACGCATAAATATCCGATTTTATTTTATTTTTTAATGACATTTTGACCCCACATTATCAAAGTAAAAACCTTGGTTATTGAATACACCCCAGTGCATATACTCACTAGTAATTAATGAAATGATTAATTCTCTAGATGCTTCATTAATACAGCAATATAAAAAGTAACTATTTACCTCTTTATCATATTCATAAATTACGCCGTATGATGAATCAATACGATAGGGCGCTCTATGCTCATGTAAATTCATTAATCTATTAAGATGCTTAGAAAGCTGCTTAACATTATAATATTTAATAGTACTATCCTTTAATCTCTTCATGATCACCTTTTCTAAGTGTGTGTGTTTAGCGTTGCCGCTTAGTGATGCTTAGTACTTAGCATGATTGTTTTTCAATTGTCAAACTTATTTTTTAAAAAGATAAAATAAGTTTTGAAAAGTAAATTAAATAGTGTATATAAAAAGCATCACACACACACATAGAGAGGTGATTATGAAAGAATATGAGTTACGCTTAGCAATTATGCAAGCTGACATTAAACCAACGGTTAAAATAGTAATGCTTACTATTCTAATTAAAGTGGACTGGACTACATGGACTAGCACGATTACGCTAAAATCTATTAGTGACTATTGCAAAGTCTCATATAGATCAGTCATACGCGCACTAGATGAGCTAGAAAAGTTAAAGCTAATCTCTAAAAGTACTCAGCGCATTAATGCTAAGAATACACCTACAGTTATTACTGTTAATCATAGTGCCATTTTGTCATATGACAATTTGGCACAGTGCCAAAATGTCACTATGGATAGTGCCAGAATGTCACAAGGTACATGTCAAAATGTCACTATGGATAGTGCCAGTTTGTCACACAATACATTATATAAACATTATAATACATTTAATAACAGTATTGATGATGATGATTTTGAATATTATAAATCTTACTATGAGAAAAAAGGATATGATATATCTAATCCATATGATCAAAGTAATCTAGCGCCAGATGTACTAGAATATAAATTAACTCAAAAGCCTGAGTGGAAAAGATTAAATAAATACTCGAGTTATTCAGATGCTAGAAATGAGTTATTAAAGCGCGCTCAGTGGCTACATATATCTAGTAGTGAGGTCAAGCTATGGATTAAGAATGAAATGACAAGAGAGGGCGCAGTATGGAAAAGCTAGATACATCTATGCTAACAATCATTAAGAATATTAATATACAGCCGGACGCTAAGCCACCACCACCACCGGCTTATTTAAAAACAGTTACAGCTGATACGCTACATACATATGACTTAATCAAGCGCGGCCAGTGTAGATACATTATCGCAGGTGAGGTGCCTTGCAATTGTGCAGAAGGATATGTATTTAAACGTATAGATCATAAGCCTATGGCGTTACAGTGCCCACAGTGCAGTAATTTAAACAAAGGGTTAAATCGCTTACAGCGTGCTCATTTGCCGAATGATGCTTTTGATTCTACATTAGAGACTTATATTTATGACAGTCCTAAACAGCAAGCTATTATTAATGATGTTATTAGCAGCGAGCTCCCACACATGCCGCCTTCACTATTTATGTATGGTAAAAGCGGCAATGGTAAAAGTACTATAAGTTATATCATTGCTAAACATCTGGCGCTTGCTGGATATCGCGTTAAATATATACATCATTATGATATGTTTCAAAAGGAAAAGCAGAGCTGGTCTACTAATAGCACTGTAATAGATTCTATAGTTGATAATGTAGATATTTTACTACTAGATGAGTTCGGAGGCTTAGGCGGACGTGGTAACTATAGTGAGTGGTTTACTAATACTACTGTCGAGCTTATAGGTATACTCTATGAGAAATATAGATCTGGGCAATTATGTATTATACTTACTAGCAACCTTACACCTAAACAGATATTTAGTAGATTATTAGATAAAAATGATATGGCATTATCTAGACTACAAAACATATTTGGCAACCCATTGCACATGCAAGGCCCAGACAGACGCGCTAAGGGCGACCAAGTATCTAATTGGATATGATCTTTATATTATTCTTTTTTAGATAGTCTATGCCATCTTTGTTATAGCTGCTATCACTTGGTATAGCTACACATGCTAAGCCGCTGTGGTGTATCAATCTAGAACATGCTAAGCATGGATTAGTACTTATAATAATAGCACATCCTTCTAGCGCAATACCACGGCGGGCGGCGTTAGCTATAGCGTTTTGCTCGGCATGATGGCAGCCTATCTCTATACGAGTGCCACTTTTAATGCTGTGCTTATCTCTGTCACAGTTAGCACCACCACATAACAAGCCTAATGATTTACGTGGCGCGCCGTTAAAGCCGGCGCTAATTGGATTATTGTTACAGTCTATAATAAACGCGCCTACTTTACCGCGTGGGCAAGGTGACATACTAGCAAATAGCTGCGCATGCTTTAGCCAGTGATTAATCCACTTCATAACATAACTTTTTTTAGTCTTTTTTTAACTGCATTTTGTCTAGAAAATATTGTGCGCGTAGATGTTTTATAATGATTACCTATCTCCTTAAAGGTGTATCCTTCAAGAAGCATGTTAATAATATCTAGTTCATAATCATTTTGTAAATGCTGTGTTAAAGATTCATACAGTAAAACAAAATCACTAGTTGAATAATTAAAGCTGGTTACTTTTTTATAGTGAGAATAAAGACCTTGGATTTCAGTATGCCTATTCGACTTTTGAACTCTTCTTAAGTGAGTCCTTACCATCACCACTTTTACAAATTGCAAAAAGTCAGATCCTTCTAATTTGCTATATCGTTCCGGCTTGGACATTAACTTAATACATGTATCATGTAGCAACTCGTCAGCATCATCATACGTGAGTTTAAATGCCATCATGCGCATTTTGTTATATCTTGATATAATTAGCTTATCTATTTGATTCCGATTCACAGCATACTCCATTATTTATTTAGTTAAGATTCAAGACAAGCGCTCATAACACATGATAAAGATTCATCTCTTAACATAATCTCTTTTATGGCCTCAGCATAAAATCTAATTTCAGCTTGAGCGTTATCATCAAGCCTAAGCCTTAAGAAGTGTATAATAGCATGAAGAGAGGCTGACCAGTAGCACTCTGTGAACTGTGAGAGTGGCAATATCATTCTAGCTTGTTCACGCGCTACGCCGCGATTTAATAACTCTCTATATGTAGCATAGCTATACTCACATGCTGATAAATATAAATCACTTAATCCATCTTGGTTATCTAGTGGGCCGCCACTTCCTTGTTTTATATTCTTTATTGAGCGGCGCCATTTATCAGGGCAATAAACAGTATTATCCGCTTTAACATAACGATAACTAATTTCATTCCATGAGCAGCCTACCTGGTGCTTTTGCCATTGTCTAATGACAAAGATAGGCGCTTTAATGTGAAAAGTAAAAAACACATGCCTAAAAGGTGAAGTGTGTTTATTATCCCACAGATACTTGATAAGCTTTTTATCTTTGTCATTAACAGGCCCATCGATACGTTTACCAAATGATACACGCGCAGTGTTTACAATACGCGTGGCATCTCCCATGCTGTCTATTAACTCTATAAAACCAAAGTCACTAATTTTTTTTATCATCTTATCACTTGCTTTAAATTAAAATAATTGATAGTTATGGATTGAGGTGTACTTATGAATAAGAATAAAACGCAAGTTACAGTATCTTTATTAAATGATCAATTAGCTTTCATCGATAATTTAGCTAATCAGCAAGCAGTAAGCAGAGGGCACGCAGTTAGGCAAATCATTAAAGAGATGATGAATGATGATTTATCTAGTTCATTCAATGCTTCGGGCTCTACAGTAAGAGCGCCAACGGCACATGAGCAAGTATTAAGAAATGTAAACTATCTACAGAGTGAGTGCTTTAAATTACTTTCAGTGATTAAAGGTTTAGAGTCAAGAGTAAATCACATAGAGGAATCAATTAATGTTAAATAAAATAATGATAATCGGCAATGTAGGGCAAGCCCCTGAGCAAGTGGCGGGCTATAGTAAGATCGTCAATTTTAGCGTTGCTACTAATGAATACATTAAGGATAAAGAAACCGGCGAGTTTAAAGAGCGCACTGAGTGGCATAAGGTTAAATGCTTCGGCTATGTATCAGAAAAAGCGCTAAAGTTAAACAAGGGCAATAAAGTATATATTGAAGGTAGGTTCAGAAGTGATTCTTATGAAAAAGATGGCATTAAAAGAAAGTCATTTTATATCTTATGCGATAAGATATCTATACTAGATAAGCAGTCAAGTAATAATCAAAGCGCATGGTCTAACGCTGCCAAGCCTGAGACTCCTTTAAGTGATACTGAAAAAGGGTTTATACCGTGGGAATAGATAACAAGTCATTAGAGGATTTAGCTAGAAGAGAAGCTAGTAATAGCATTATTCCTGTAAATTCCAGTACAACGCGCGCGCGCAAAACAAGGTATAATAAAGAAATAGAGGCGGCTATATGTGAGGGCTTAGAGAAGGGTGTATCTATTTTAGCAATATGTGGCGCAGTTAAAATAGACGAAAAAACATTTTATAACTGGAAAGAAAAATACCCAGAGTTTAAAAATGCTGTAGATGGCGTAAGGCCGAAGCTAGAGTATAAATGGTTAGATGTTATAGAGGCGGCCGCGGCTAGTGGTGACTGGAAAGCCGCCGCATGGTTTTTGCAAAAGAGGTTCCCAGATGCGTATGGTGAGCGTAAAGAAGTGGATGTAAATGTAAATAAAACGGATGGCACTGAGGAAGTTCTATCACTTGTTAAGCAAGTGCAAGAGAGATTAAAAAAGCCTAACTCATAGAGCTAGGCTTTCACACACACTAAAAACTAGTCAGAAGCTAGTAGAAAGATGATTGTATATATCATGAATAAAGAATTAAGTAAAAGAGATTTAGCCGCTAGAATTTTAAATACTAATATCCATAATCACTGCATGTTTTTATTTGCATCTATGATTAAGCGCTGTGCTTTGGGTAATTATTATGAGCAACGCCATCCATTTAGTTTTAGAGAAGCTAACATAAACGAACTTAATGTATGTGATGGTTTATTTTATGATGACTATGGCCAGTCATTAGTAGTAGAAGTAAAAACAAGGATTATTAAAGACAGTCACATAAATGTAATTGATTCAATAAAGACAGCTATTACAATGGAGCTCAAAGAAGAGCTATTTAATAATTATTTTATTGTGCCAGTGTTCATGTATACAGCTAGCGATCGTGATCTATGGGATTTTAGAGAAGCTAAAATTATGATGCATTTTGGTAATCAAAATCATAATGTCTGGACTAAAGCATATAAAATAAAAGAATGGTATGAGTGTATAAAGTTAAGTACTAATATTGCTGAGTTATTTGATTACATGATATCTATAGATAATAATCAATTAGAGTTACCTGTAATTACTTTGGATGACCAGGCAAAGAGTGAGCCTCCCAAAATCTCACGTTATTTTAAGACTCGATATTTTTATATCAGGTATAATGAACATATTTTTAATGGCATAAATCACATTAAGGATATTATGATAGGGTCTAAGCTATACCCGCTTTCTTTTAATAATACTGAAGTAAGAAAGTCATTAGCTAGATTACTATATGCTGAGCATATTAATATAGTAGTTAAATATAGAGATGATATGATTAACATAGAAATAAGTGCAGTAGTATTCTATAAGCACCCAAGCGGCGCAAATCATAAAAGATTTACGCCTGAGTATGCGCATATGATAGACCAATCTGAGTTGATTATTATCATTAACAATCCAAGTATTAACGATTTAAGGAATAAGCAAGACCTGCATATATATAATGAGTATATGGATACCTTAGGCTTAGATGGGTTAGAAGTAGGCAGCGTAAGTGGTTAAGCTTAATGATTTACAGCTTTCTATTATTGAGGGTATATTAAGAGAGGATAAAGTTATAGCTGCGCGCTGTGGATGGGGTAGCGGCAAAACATCTGCTTTAGTATTCGCATTACTCACAGTTTCAAAGATAAGGCCGGGCATGTCTAGCTTAATAGTTACAGACACTACGCCGCGCTATAACTCTGTACTTATGCCAGAAATAGAGAAGTGGCTAGCGCCGCTAGGGTGGGTATATAATCACACTAATAAAATATGGCGTGATACAAATACAGGCTCTAGCGTGTGGTGTAGATCTTACTATAGACCAGGCACCAGAGAAGCGACTCATAATCCTTTAGAAGGGCTTAACGTGACTAGCGGTGTAGTGTTTATTGATGAATGCCAGACACTTACTTCGGAAGTAGCCTACAAAGCATTAGGCCGCTTACGTAGTGGGCCTAGTCCTATAATGGTTTTAGTGGGCCTGCCGGTCATAGATGCGTGGTGGTGCAAGTTAGCCGAGCAAGCTAAATGCGTGCCGCTCCTTTATACATCTTATGTAAATGAGGATAACTTAAGTAAAGCGTGGTTCGATGCTACGCAATTACTGCCTGAAGATGAGCGTAACGCAATGGTGCTCAATAAGCCTAGGCCACCAAGTGGATTAGTTTATAATGACTTTGATTTGGAGCGCCATGTAATTGATGATTTTAAGTATAGCCCCACCATGAGTGGGCGTATAGCTATAGACTGGGGCTTTAGAAAGCCGAGCGTTTTAATTATCGTATATGATGAGTTTAGAAAAGCATCTGTTATAGTTAATGAGATAAATCCTCATGAAGTTACTATAGAGGAATTAAGCGCAATGATATTGCAGATTGCATGGCCTAGGGCTTTACAATCTAGCGCACCTGGCAAACGAATCTTTTTAGATACTGGCATAGCAGATAAAGCAGGGCGGGCGCGTAGTGATCAAACAGGATTAAGCGCATTCAGGCTAATACGTAAATCACCTAATGAGGGCGGCATAGGCTTGCCCTTGCGTAGTACTACAGATCCTGTGAGGACTGATATCTTAAACGGCGTTCAAAGATTAAAGAGGGCGTTTAATTCTAATAAGTATTTAATTACTCGTAAAGTATGGGAGCGCGGCGAACGTGCCACAGGTAATAGTATTAGAAAAGCATTACTTAGTTATGCATGGGATACTAAAGAGCAGCCTAAAAAAGATGGCAGAGAGGATCCATTAGACGCTTTAAGATATGATTGTATGTTTCACCACTGGACAGATTCACATAGAACATACACGCCACGCGCTAAGCGTATGGATAGAAATATAAAAGTAGGCTCAGCTAAAAAAAGGAGCTTCTGATTTATGACTACAGACGCAGAGTTTATGGCATATTGTTTTATTTTAGTAATACTCACAATCTATCTTTATAAACCTAAATAAAATATCCGTACCATGATAATAATAAAGATTGGCAAGGCGCACAATTAATGCTATCTATTTAATACTATCTATTAAGTATGGCCTTGTAATGTAAAATCAGAGTGTTGTGGTGATGCAATATTTTATAAAAACAAGTCATAACGTAGCCCTAAGATCTGATCATTTTAAAAAGCCTGCCAGCATTAATTAAAATGATCAGATCTTAGGGTTTATTATTGCTTGTAATTATCTATTATTATAGAGGGCGCATCATGACTGAATCAAAAGCGAATACTATAACAGAGTTAGCGCGTACTATGCTTATAGACGCTCGAGCTAATTTTAATACTGTGGAATATGTAGCAAGCGTGGAATTGTTTTGTAACATAGTGAGTGAATTATTACCCAGTAGTGAGAGTAATAATTTACCCATAGATATTGACAAAGCTAAAAGTGATAGTAATAATGTAAAAGTAAAGAGGGTAAAAAATAACCCTTCTTAATAGGGTTGCCATGAATAAACCAAATACTAAGCACTTAAGAGCTAGATATCCAAATTTTAAAACGTATGGAATCACAGGCACACAGCTAAGCGGCGGCAGTATAACAGGCTATGAAAATAATACTAAGCTTACTGGGCTATCATGGGTTAATGAAGCTGAAGAGATGTTACGCACCGATCCTGTAGTAAGGCGCTCGTGGCACATGTTAAGGCAAACCTTATTAAGTGCTACCTGGCGCTTTTCGCCTGGTATTGAAAATGATACTTTATCAGAAGAGCTAGCGCGTTATGCTAATGAAGCGTGGGGCCTTAGTGGTTACTCTGGGCAAATGAGTTTATCTTGGGAGGATCAGCTTGCGTATTTATTTGAGTACGTTCCGTTAGGCTATAGGTACGCCGAGGAAGTTTATAGAGTGGGGCTAGATGCCGATGGTAAAACTAAAGTATGGCTAGATTATTATGCAGACAGAGAGCCTAGCGCTCATAGTGACTGGCTTAGTAGAGATGGCCAAAGATTAGATGGCGTACTACAGAACACAGTAGGCATAAATAAAACGCCGTTACCCATACCATCTAATAAAATACTATTGCTCACTCTAAATAAAACAGGGTCAAATTTTGAAGGCGTGGGCATGCTTAGGCCTGTGTGGTGGTGGTGGCGTACTAAGCAACGCGTATCTAATATGATGTGTGTAGGCTTAGATAGGTGGGCAATTCCTACACCTAAAGTAACCGTTGATAGAAGCGTAGCTGAATTACAGGGCCTTAATGATTCTGATATTGACGCTATGATTAATGATGCAGAGGCTCAGGCGCAAGCTTTTTTAGCAGCTGAGCAATCTTATCTAGTAGAGAATGCCGCCGTTAAATTTGATACGTATAGCACTACACCTTCTTTATACTCACAAGGCCCGCTAGATATAATTAAAGAATGCGATAATCAAATATCACAAGCTTTTTTAGCTCAGTTTGCTAACTTGGGAATTACAGATACTGGCTCGCGTTCAGTAGGTGAAATACATTTATCTATGTTTAGACGCGCCGCTATTAACTTATGTGATATTGTAGCTAGTAGAGTGAGTGGCATAGATAGAAGTGGCGCGGGCACAATCGGCAGATTAATTAAGTTTAATTATGGCGCAGTTGATCCAAGTAAATTACCGCGCTTAGTTCACACTGGATTAGATACAGATGACTTAGCCGAGTCTTTAGGAATGCTAGGGCCGTTAGTTCAATACGGGCTATTAACGCCAGATGATGAATTAGAGCGCGCAATACGTGAGAGATTAGGCGCAGGAGACTTGCCAGAGGACGCGCAGAGAAGCGCACTTGAAAGAACGGCAACGGCTAATAAGGGTGGTGGCGCTGCGCTACTCGCCGAGCATCTGATTAGGAGGCGCCGCAATGGCTAAAAAAAGACGTTTAAAATTAAAAAAGCATCACATTGAAACCACGGCTAACAAAACGCTAAAAAGCCTAAGGGCGTATGGTGAAGCTATACTATTAAATGATAGTTCATCTTATGAAGTGCCAGACGGCCTAACAGTAGGCAAGCCATTTAAAACGCTAAGCTTAGGACAGGTATCAAGCAGGCTTAGTGGTGATCAAATCGGCAAGCCCATAGATAAAGATTTACTTACTGAGTTAGTAAGAGTCTTTAACGAATATAAATCTAAAGATCCTGTAATCATAGACTGGCAGCATGCCACTAGCCCTTTCCAAGGAAACACACCGGCGCCGCCGGAAAGTGGCAACGCGCTAGGTATGATTATAGATTTAGATATTAAAGATGATGGCTTATACGCTGTGCCCGCTTATAATGAGCGCGGCTTAGAGGTCGTTAAAAAAGCGGGTGGTGTATTGTGGTCTAGCCCTGAGTATATCCACGGCGATATTTTTAGCAGGCAAGATGGCAGTAAATTAGGTGGGGCGCAGTTGCTAGCAATTACGCTTACACCACGGCCCGCGCAAAGTCATAACACTATAGATCGAATCACATTAACTGAGGGGTTAAATATGGATGATCAAATTAAAGAGCTACAAGCTAAGCTTGAGGCTAAAGATGAATTAGTTAAGCAGCTCGAGGCGCAATTAGCAGAGATGCAAGATGATAATGATTCTAAGCTAATGGCTGAGGATGAAGATAAAGAAGAGCTTATGGAATCTGATAAAGAAGAGCTTATGGAATCTGATAAAAAAGATGAGGATGAAGACAAAATTAAAAAAATGTCTGAGTCCTTTAACTCTTCTAACGTAGCACTACTCAATGAAATGCAAGCGCTTAAAGAGCAACTTAACACAGTGGTTAAAGAGAATGACGCTATCAAGTGTAGCAAAGCTGTAGATATGCTTTTGAGTGAAGGAAAGATTACGCCTAATGAGCGCTCCTTTGCTGTAGATGCGTGGCATATGAAAGATTTACAACCTACTTTTTGGCAGATGTTTAATGAACGTCCCGCCGGTAAAGCTGTACCACTTCAAGAAATCGGCCACGGCGCAAGCGGTCAAGCTGTATCTAAAGCTACATTAAGTGAGAAAATTAAGGCTCTAGCTACTGAAAAGCAAATCACATTTAGTGAAGCGCTTAATCAAGTACGTGAGCAAGACCCAGTATCATATCGCAAAGCATATGGAGTATAGAAAATGACAAATCAAACAGAATCTTTTATTTGTGCTAGCACAGTTACGGAATTTGCTTTAGTCAGTATTGATAGTAATGGCAAGGTAGCAGTAACTACAGCGGCTACAGATATAGCTTGTGTGGGCGTGGCTCAAAGAGCGGCGCTTGCTGGTGAAAGTGTAGATGTTATTACTCATGGTAATACTCGAGTTATTGCTGGTGAGACTATCGCAGACTTTAGCGCCTCACCGCGTTTAGCGGCTACTACAGCGGGCAAAGTACAGAAGGCCGAGGCTTCAGATAGTGGCTTCTTTCCTACATGCTTTGTAATACCTAATATCAATCAAACAAGCGCGGCGGCTAATGATCAAATTCTAGTTGAATTTAGACGCCCTTGCACACCGTTAGCTTAAGGAGTAGGATAAATGGCAAGTTCATATAGTAACATCCATCCAGTAGATGAAATTTTAACAAGCCTTGTAGGTGAAGTTATTCCTAGTGATGCACAACTTATTGCATCTCAGATTTTAGAAAATGTTAAAGTACCTGAGAGAAGCGGTACTTTTTTATTAGAAAATACGCGTAACTATATGGGCTCCCCAGAGCTCGATTTAGAACGCGCGCCAGGCTCTAGCCGCACTAATATTGGTAGCTTTGATAGATCATCATTAACTTTTAAAGCTAGAATTTATAGTGCTCAAGACTCCATTGCTATGGAGGATATTCTAGATAGTCAATTCCCAGGCAGTGAAGAGCAACGCATAGCCCGTAAAGTATCGCGTACTATGAAGCTCGCAGAGGAAAAGCGCGCCGCTGATTTATTATTCAATACCGCAGTGTTTACTAATACTGATACCTGCGCTAATGTGATGGGCGGGCAAGTTGATGCCGCAGGCACAGACGCATTAACGGGCTTAGATTTACTTAAAGAGCAATTACGTGATAATGCTCATGGCATTAGCCCAG